TGTCCGACCACGACGGGGTGTTCTACTTCGTGACCGCCCACCAGGGCGAGCAGATGCCTTTCGAGTTTCTGCCGATCGGTGCCGCGGGCCCGACGTTCAGCGGGACGGTGATCGTCGACGGGTGGGACACCGAAGAGCTGGCCGCGGGGGCCATGCTGACGTCGAAGTTCACTTGGCCGATGCAAGGCCAGCGGACCGTCACCCCGCCCGCCGGGGCCTAGATGGCGGACAGCTACACAATCCAGATCGCCAACAAAGCCGCTTTCGACTCGATGCTGGCCGACGTCACCGCCACGTTCGCGGACATGCGCGAACCGTTGACCGCCGGGGCGCGCGAGCTGCTCGCCGAAGGCCAAGCCGCCGCACCGAAACGTACCGGCCGGCTCGCCGCATCCCACCAGGCACTAGCCGGCGAACGGCAACGAATCCGGATAGTCGCTACCGCCCCGTACGCCGCCCCGATCCATTGGGGTTGGCCCGGGCACGGTATCCGCCGCCAACCGTGGCTGACCGCCACCTGGCTACGGTCGCCTACCCCGATGGGCAAGATCACCGACACTGTGCAAGGCAAGATCGATCGGGCAGCATCGCGGACATGACCGACACCGCCACCAACGTCCCCGCTACGTCCCCGACAGGGTTTCCGAATCTGGCCGGGTTGCCGTACCTGAACATGACCGTGACCTTTGAGGATGGGACGACTCACCGGGTGCACGCGGATCAGCGGGACATGCGCCGCGCGGGTGCTCACGCGAACCCCGAGCTTGACCCGTTGGGTTACGCCCGGGCGACGGCTTGGGCTTACCTGACCCGCCACGAAATGATCGACGGTATGGGCTGGGCGGAGTTTGACCGGATCGTGCCGTGGTGCCTGCCCAACGATGACCCCGAAGTGCCGGCGACCGCGGACCCTACCGTGACGGCTACGGCCGACTGATCGCCCAGCTCGCCGTGCACACCGGTATCGCCCCGTCCGTGCTTTGGGATCAAGACCCGCGCGACCTGGCGACGCTGGTCGAAGTGATCGAAGAAGGTAGCTAGGTGGCGAAGGCCGCAACCCTGACGTTCGACATAATCGCCGTGGCCGACAAGGCCTTAGAGACCGTCGACAAGGTGAAAGAGAAGGTCACCAGCTCGCACGCGGCGATGAAGGTAGCGGCGGTGGCGGGGGCGACCGCGATCCTGGGCGCGTTGGGCGAGGCGACCAACGCCGCCGCCGAGCATGAGACAGCGGTAGCCAAACTTTCGCAGGCCTACAAGAACGCGGGCGTGCCGATGGACGGCTTGCACGACTCGCTAGAGGAAATCGACAAGTCGAGCCGCAAGACCGGCCAGTCCGCCGACGACAACGTGGCCGCTTACACGAAGCTGATCGCGGCAACCCACGACAGCACCAAGGCACACCAGGAGCTGGCTACCGCCCAGGATCTGGCCGCGTTCAAAGGGACCGACGTCGCTACCGCCGCCGACGACATCGTGAAGGCGACGGGCGGGTCAACCCGTGCGCTGAAGGAGTTGGGGATCGCCACCACCGACGCGGGCGGTAAGCAGCTCTCCAGCGCGGCGCTTATGGCGAAGCTCACCCAAGCGGTGCACGGCCAAGCCGACGCGATGGGCCAGACCGCTTCGGGACAGATGGCCCGCTACAAGGAATCGATCGACCAGGCAAAGGTCGCGGTCGGCGAAGCCTTCCTGCCGGCCCTGAAGCAACTACTCGCCATGCTTCAGCCGGTGTTCACCTGGCTATCGAACAACACCCGGATAATCCAGATCCTCGCCCCGATCGTCGCGATCCTCGCGGGGGCGGTTATCGCCGTTTCGGCGGCGACCAAAGTGTGGTCCGCGGTGCAAGCGATCCTTAACGTGGTGATGGATGACAACCCGATCGGGGCGATCATCATCGGGGTTGCCCTGCTCGCCGCGGGGATCTACTTCGCCTACCAAAAGTTCGGACCGTTCCGCCAGATCGTGCAAGACGTGTGGCATTGGCTGGGCGTGCTCGGCGATTGGGTCGGGGCTCACTGGCAGCTGATCGTCGACCTTCTGCTGGGCCCGGTGGGGGTGATCATTACCAACCTGGGGACAGTGAAGGGGATCATCCAAGACGTGATCAGCGGGCTTGGGGATATCGGCCACGCCGTTTCGACCGCGCTCGGGTGGCTGAAGAAGATCCCCGGCGGGTCGGTGATATCCAAGCTCAACCCGTTCAGCGCGTCGGCCCCGGCGGGGCCGTCCGCGTCGACTGTGGTGCTTCAGATCACGGCTACCCCGGGTGACGACCTGCCCGAAGTTGTCTACCAGGCCCTACGGACCTACCAGCGCCGCCACGTCCGCCCGGAGCTACGCCCGCTTTTCGCCCGATAGCCCATGTCGAACACGTGGGATGGGGCCGGCACCGTATGGGACGGGGCGGAATGGCAGGCCGGCAACCCGCCGACGCCCGACTGGTCGAAAGAGTGGCGGTGCTGGTATCAGATCGGGTCGAACATCGGCACCCACCCGCTGATCGATCTGATGCCGTTGATGGTCGAAGCGCGCTGGTCGACCGATAGTCACACGATGGGCGACGGCACCTTCCGGGTCGTGCACGATCCGGTTTTGGGACCCCGACCACCAGCTGGACAACCTGAACAAGCTGGGCGGGGTGTACCTGCTCTACAAGCCCACCGGTGCCTGCTGGTATTTCCTTTACGAATCGTTGGCCCGCGGTCTTTACGCCCCGGGCGACCCGGCCGACGCCGACTGCGTGTTTTCCGGCACCACCTGGGGTTCGAGACTGACTGTCGCGAACCTCCAAACCGCGCGGCCCGCCGAGTCGGTATCCGCCCGGCTGGCCGCAATGGTCGCGGTGATGAACACCGGCGGGTTTGTTCTTCCGAACGTGCAAAGCCGGATCGCCACACAAGCCCAGGCGGTCGCCGCGGTGGTGCCCGGCAACAACGTGCAAGGCACGACCCCGCCGATACTTCAGATGATCCGCGACGCCGCCGCCAACGGGATCGCGTGGCTGGCAGCGGACGCCGGGGCGACCGGGCCCGGCACGCTGATATTCAACTACGCCCGTTGGGAAACGATGAATCCCCGGGTGTTGGACCGGTCCCAGGTGCTCGCCGGCCCGGCGGTCACCGCGTCGACCGGCTGGTATGTCGGCAACGTCGACTTTTCGGCGAGCAAGGCCGGCGCACAGACCACGTGGATCGTGTGGGGGCCGTCGACGGTAGGCCAGTGGGGTGTGCAAGGACCTTCCGGGCTCCGGATATGGGGGGACGTGCAGAACGCGTCGGGTGTTGTCGGCCCCGAAAACGCGGCGGTGCAAGCCACCGGCTACCAGTTGTGCACCGACCGCCACGACCCGACCGAACGGCTGCTCGACTCGATCGACGTCTACGCCGGGGTGCACCGCACCCCGACCGGTGTCCTGTCGCCGACCCAATGGGACCCTTACGCCCACCATTTCGCCCCGATCGACGTCGCGTCGATCGTCGACAGCACCGGGGCGACCAAAAAATATTGGGTCACTCAATCGGCTCACCGGCTGACCGCCACGGTGTGGCAGACCACGCACACGCTCGACAAGTTCACGCAAGCCACCGCCCTACCGTGACCCCGCCACCGACCCCCCGGGAGATGACCCGATGACCGACACCGGAACCGATATCGAAGCCCTGGCCCGCGAGGTCGCCGAATACCTCCGGTCGCACCGGACCGCGCGGCCGGTGGTCAACCAGGCCGGCCAGCCGGTCGGGCCCAGCCTGCTTGCTACCGGCCGGCTGGTCGTCAACCCGGGCGACGAGATCCAATCGGTTTGGGGTAACACGACCTACGACCAGACCGCCCAGGTGTACCTGTCCGCCGCGGACCGCGATAGCCAGTGGACCGCACCCCATGACGGGGCGGTCTGCTATCTGCTCGACTCACAGTCGCCGTGGGTGCGCCGCTCGGGGGCGTGGTTTGCCCTACCGCTCGGCAAGATCGCATCGGCGACCGGGCCCGCATCCCAAACCGACATATCCGGCACGCTGACCACCGTCGTATCGCTCTCGGTCAACCTGGTCGGCGGTCGTGTCTACCGGGTGACCGGCTACGCGTCCGGCCAGCAAGTCACGAACACGACCGTGTTTGCGAATATGCGGCTTTACGGGGTCGACGCCGCGTCGATCTTTCTCTACTCCGCGCAGAACATGGCAGTGGGCACCACCGTCGCCGGTACTGCGGTCGGGTTGAAAACCGCGGCGACGTCGGTGGCGAACGCGACGTTCACGCTTCAGGGCAACACGTCGGCGGTAGCCACCCGCTACGCCCCCAACTCATGCTCGCTTTTCGTTGAGGACATCGGAGGTATCTAAACCATGAGCTACCAGGACATTGACGACCTGACCAGCGATCCCACGTTTAACGGCCGGGTGCGGGCTTGCGCGCTAGAGCAGGCTGAAGGGTTCAAAGATGCGGCCGACCCGGCCTACGTCGCCCTGGCCGGCGACCAGTTCCGGGGCGGAACCACCTATCTCGCTTTCGTCCGACTGGCCGCGGCGTCGCCCGGTATCGCTACCGGCGGCAACCAATCCCAGGTGACCGACGCCGAGCTGCTACCGATCGTGCAGAACGGGTGGCCGACCGTCGCCGCCCTCTACTACGACCCGGAAGGAAACCCGATCCCATGACAAGCCCTCAGCCTGAACCCGAACTGCCGGAACCGACGCCCGAACCTGACGAAGAGCCGACCGGACACCCGGCACCACCCGAAGAGTGACCCTTAACCGGGTTTGGTTGCCCTGCCCCAACTACAGCTCGCGGGGCGGGGCGACGGTACGGCTGATCGTGGTTCACACGACCGAAGGGGCCAGCTCGTACGCCAACCTGTCCGCATTTTTCAACGGGACCGCCGGCACACCCGGGGCGGTGTCGAGCCATGTCGGGATCGACGACACCCCGGGCACGGTCGGCGAATACGTGCAACGCGGCTACAAGGCTTGGACCCAGGGCAACGCCAACCCGGTAGCGGTCGGGGCGGAGCTGTGCGCCTTCGCCGCTTGGACCGCCGATGATTGGGCAGCCCACCCGACCATGCTCGCCAATACCGCGGCTTGGATCGCGGAGGAAGCCGCCGCGCTCGGGATCCCGATCGTGAAGCTCACCCCGGCGCAAGCGCAAGGCAACGGGGTCGGGGTTTGCGGGCACGGCGACCTGGGCGGGTGGGGCGGCGGGCACACCGACCCGGGCCCGAGCTTTCCGTGGGATCAGGTGCTTCAGATGGCTACCGGCGGGCAGCCCGCCGGTCCGCCACCCGACACGATGGGAGTCGATATGCCAGCTCTTTACGATCCGACCAGCGGCGGGGTTTGGGTTTGTGACCCGACCTCGAGCCCGCCGGGCGCGGTTTACTCCTACGACGGGGCCAAGTATCTCGGCGGGACGAACAATGCCCAGATGAACGGGGCCGGCTGGCCGGTCGCCGGGTTCGCGGCCGACGTCGACGCCACCGGGGCGGACTGCTATCAGATCGTCTTGGATGCGGGCGACGCGGGCGACGCGGACGGCGACCGCTACCGGCGCTACCACTTCCCGCGCAACGGGTCCGGCCAAGTCTGACCTTGGGCGGTGTTCGATGATCGGGCGTTGGGGCGGGTGCGGCGGCTGATCCTGTTCGCGCTCGGGGTTGCGGTGATCGTCGACGCCCTCGCGGACGGTGAGCACCTGGGCCAGCTCGTCGTCGGGTTGGTTTTGGTTGGGTTGGTGCCCGTCGACGACCTGCTAAGCCGGATCGGTCGGCGCACCTGACGACGTAACCAGCCACCTGGTGTAACTACGGCGCAACAGCGCCAGCGGGCCGCACCGGGGCTTGTAGCGTCTCTGGCGGGGAAAGACTGTCTCGCCCGGCCAGGAAGGTTCTCCCCGTTCTGGTCGGGCGTGCCAGATTCCTAGTGGCCGTGCTCGCCGGGGAGCAGGAACAGGGTTTGTCGGCCCCGGTATTCACGCCCGTCGACCGCGCGGCGCAGCTGCTCGAGGGACGCGCGGCGCAGATAGATCTGCGTTGTGGCTAGCGACTGGTGGCCTAGGAGCTCTTGCACCAGGCGGACGTCGCCGCAACGCTCGAGGACGTCGGAGGCGCACGTGTGGCGCAGGGCGTGAGCGGACCGGCCATCGCCGGAACGGTGGATTCCCGCGGCCCGCATCGCGCGGCCGACCTGCCGGGAGATTTGGCGGGCGGAGATCCGGCCGTCGCCCGGCCGTCGCGAACCGACCGCTTGGAACAGGGCACGGCCCAGTTGCCGCCGCCCGCCGTCTAGGTACCGGTCAAGCGCGGCTCGCGCGGCGGGCGGTAAAGGCACGATCCGCTCGTGGCCACCCTTACCGTGCACCGTCAGAGACGACGTGTACGGATCGAAGTCCGCGATGTCGAGACCGGACACTTCGACGCAGCGGAGGCCTACTTCGACCATCAGCCACACGATCGCGGCTAGGCGCAGATCGCCTGCCACCTGGTCAAGGAGTTGACAAACGCTCGTCTCGGGCAGCGCCCGCGGTACCCGGCGCGGCTCGCGGACCCGGCCGATACCGAGCGTCGGGTCCTGCTCGAGCAGTCCCTCGAGGACCAGCCACCGGCAGAAGCATTTGGCGGTCGCGAGGTACAGCCGCCTTGTCGCCGGCGCGAGATGGCCGGTCGTCTCCTGCCACTCGAGGATCGCCGCGCGGTCCAGTGGACCGGTACCGACGACGCGGACCAGGCCGGTAAGCCGGGCTCGTTGCACCGCCGCCGAGTTGGCCCGGATCTCGCCTCGAGCGCACCGGCCCCGGACCCACAGATCGCACAACGCTCCTAGTTCCATCCGGCTGGTATAGGGCCGGCCGGGCTCGCGAGGTCTGGTTAATCGCCTCGCGTTAGTGCTGGTCACGACCCCCCAAGGCATTAACCAGGCGATTGTGCACTTGGTATCTCACGCCGCAACCCCTTCGCGTAAGTCAGGGTCATAATCACTAGGTTGGGGGTTCGAGTCCCTCCCCCGGAGCCAATCAAGCGACACGCCGCAGATTCGGGCGAGCTCACGAAGGTTCGCCTGATCAGGGGTTGTCCGACCGTGCATCCAGTTGGACACGGTGTTGCGGGACTTCCCGAGCCGAGCTCCGACGACCGCGACGTCAAGTCCCGAGGTCTCGACTGCTTTGCGGATCCGGTCCGCGTCGGTGAACACCGGTACCAAGGCCCTCGCGCTCATGGGCCCGATCGTTGCACAAGTTGACGCTCCTCGCAACGAGGGGTAGTGGAAACTAGAGCGAGCATTTGTTAAGACTTGTGCAATGCCCAAGTCCGTACAGCCGCCCGAGCTCATCACTTCCGATGAGGCGGCCATCATCCTGCGGGTACACCGCGCGACGGTCATTCGCCGAGCCCAGGCCGGCAAGATCCCCACCTACCACCAGAACCCCGGCCGAACGGGCGCCCGCCTCTTTGAGCGAAGCGTGATCGAAGCCCTCGCCGCTACCAGCCAGGATCCGGCCGCGTGAGCGATCCTGACGTCGCCGACCAGCTCCGCAACTGGCGTGCCGAGTGCGATGACACGCTCAGCACCCTCGCCCCACTACTCCGCCGGTTGAACGGACTGCTGGCCGGATCCACGATCACGGTCGAATTCGCCCCGAGCACCGATGCCGAGATCCTCGCGACTATCGCCGAGGGACTGATCCCCGCCCATGTCGTCCGCATCACGATCGTCGCTCACTTCGACGTGATGGGCGCCAACTGGATCGCTGACGTGATCGAACGCGGCCTCGAACGGCGGTGACCGAACCGGCCAGCCGGCCGCGCGGGCAGGTCGTATCGTTCGCGACGGGCCGGCCTCTACCGGATCCGCAGCCGCACTTCCTCACCACCGAGCAGAGGTATTCGCTGCTCGATTCGTGTCCGCGACAATTGGTGCCGGTGCTGCGAGCGCACATCGGCTACGGCCGTACCGGGCTGGTTTGGGTCGGCCGTCCGGCGATCGCCAAGGCCTCCGGTGTGCCATCGCGGACATTCGATCGTCACCGGACGCGCCTGGTCGAGCTGGGCTACCTCGTGCAGGTGCGGGCAGGCCGGCGTGGCAGCAACGGGGTTTACCGGGTTCGCACGCCCGCCCAGCGGGCCGGGTGGATCACCGCATCGCGGATTGCCGACCCCGGGTTGCGCAGCGACGCCCTCGACGACCTCGACAACCTCGACCGCCTACCGCTCGAGGACGGCTGGTCGTGACTTATCCACAGCTCGAGTTAGTGCGCCATTAGTGCGCCACAATGGCGCACTATCCACGCTCAATAGTGCGCCACTTTGGCGCACTGAAGTCCTAGTAGATCTCTCTGACGTAGTCAGTAGAGAGATCTACTTACGCGTTACGCGGTGATGGCCAGAAAATCTCGTCGTCGTCGTCGTCGTTCGTGGCTCTCGCGGTACAGCGCGACCCTTCGAGCTCTTCGCCGCATCTGGGAAACCCGATGACCCGCCGG